TTGAAGCAGATCGGCAAGCCCGATCAACAGCCCATCTTGCAGAAGCTATTTCCCGGCACTCCGTTAGCCGACCCCAAGAATTGGATCAGGTTGGACGATAAGGCAGCGAAGGCGATTGACGTGATGAACGCATCGCCAAAGATGCGGACTGAATTCACCTTGGAACTTTCACGGCGATTGGAAGGGATACGGAATGAGGCAGCAAAGAAAGCAGTAGTCTATGGCATCAAAGAAGGACCGACCCTTGGACCGGGTGGCGCTGAGATGGCGAAGGCAGTCCAAGCAGCCAAAACGCCACAAGAAGGCGCGCGGATTGTTGTCGATTTCTTCAAACAACACCCCCAGCAAGCCGCCATTGAAGCATTGCAGGCGGGCAAAACTCCCGTGCAAGGAAGTTTTGTGCGCCGTGCCGTGCGAGGACTATCTTGGTATCCCGAATTACTTGCCGCCACGGCCTTAATGGGACATCCCAGCACTTTTGCGGCGGCAGGAATGGGTATGGCTGGGGTTGCCGGACTTCACATGATGGCTCAGAAGGCGTTGAAGGGCGCTCTTGAGAATCCCGAAACGGCGCGTATGTTTTGGCGGGCCATATCCGAACCCGCTAGTTTCGGCACAACTAAAATGCTTGGACGCCTAGCGGCGGATGGACTCAAGGCGGATGCTGCGGCGCAAATCGAGAACGCTCTTGGCACTCGAATTACGCGGCAGGCGGAACAAGCGCCGATGGCTCCAACAGCTACGGCTCCCTCGACAGCCTCGATTCCACAACCAACTCCCGCGCGTCCCCCAATGGCATCCATCCCGCAGCCTACTCCCGCACGTCCTCCTATGGCATCGATTCCGCAGCCAACTCCAGCCGCACCGCCGATAGCGTCGATTCCACAACCAACTCCAGTGCCGCCAGTCACGCCGGGCGTAGCTGTAAGTGCAAAAACTCCAGCGCAGCAATATGTGGCCCGCTTCAAGGCTAATTCTATGGAACCCTACCACATAACACTCAAGCGCGTTCCCGCCCCTATTGCGGCACAGGCATGGAAAATAGCCAGCGACAATGGGGATGATAAAGACGCGGAACGGGCTGGGAAGATTCTAATGGCGAAATTAAAGGCAGGGGAACTTGAGAAATTGCCGCCGCCTTTGCGCCAGCAGACCGTGGGTATTCTTCGACAGTACGCGGAAAGCCTGAAACATCCAGAGGCAGCAGCATGAGCCGTTTTCGACACCTATTCATGGCGGCACTAATCGTGATCGCTGCGTCTGAAATGGCGACAGCGGCGGGGGTGTTTGTTGCCAACAATACCGGGAATTCCGTAACTGGATATCCGACTAACGGCAGCGGGAACATCTCGCCATCCATCAACATCACCGGCTCCAATACCCGTCTATTCACGCCGCAAGGCGAGACGACGGATAGTTATGGCGATATTTTCGTAGTGACTTGCCCTAGCGCCCAAGTAAGCGCCTGCAATGGGCACTACTACACTCTCCCCGGCGCGATAGAGGAATTCTGCGGTCCCAGCAACGGGAGTTGTACGCCAGCCAATGGCAATGCGACCCCTATCGGGGAAATATGGGGACAGACGAACGATGCTTGCACCGCCGCCAATACCGCAGTTGTTGGCGGTGTCACCTATACTTGGTCCTGTTGCACTGGATGCGGAACCGGAACCTGTACCAATAATCCCAACTTGGTTTGCGGGGATGGCATCCGTATCAATGGGGGTACATTATGGGCGACCGACAACGGCAACAGCAATATTGAGGGTTTCACATTGCCGCTGCCGGTGGCGGGTTCCGGCAATATTCCGCCCAACTACGGTATTCACCAAGCAAGCGGCGGCTTAATCACGGATGTGCTGTTCGATTCGGGCAATCGGATGTACACCGCCGATGCGGGATTCAATACGATCTCGATGTATCTGGTCAGCACCTATCAGCGCGCATACGCATCGCCATTGCCGACGCCTTCGCCCGACTGCAAGCTTACCAATGCGGCTCCCAGCGGAAGCATCGTGGACTTGGGAATCGACACCAGCGACGATATTTACTTGACCGATTTAAGCAATCTGGCTGTGGACGAATATCCGCATTCCAGTTTTGTAAGTTCGCCCTGTCCGGCGACAGGAGCCACCATTACGGCTACGCCATCCGCTCAAATTATAGGCTCCCATACGCAGTTATCGTATCCGCGCGGGATCGCATTAGACAGCAGCAACAATATCTATGTCTCTAATTCAAGCAGCATTCTGGCATTTCCAGCGGGCAGCAACGGCAACGCGACTCCCGTACCGACGCCGGTTATCTCAGGGACGAATACCGAATTAAGCCAATCGGATGGGGTGGCGTTTGCGCCGCTTCTTGCTCCCAGCCCTACATCGAGTGCAACCCCGACGGCCACCACCACTCCCACACCGACAACAACTACGACGCCCAGCCCAACATCCACACCTACGGCTACCACCAGCGCAACTCCGACTCCATGCGGAGCAGTGACGCTTCGTTCTTGCGTATCGGGCACGGTAGCCGCCGTAGGGAATCAGGTAACAGTGCCGTTCACGGGCGACCAACAGAATGGCGACATGATCGTGATGGGACTACTGAATCCGCAGAGCAGCAATGGCACGATTGCCGCGCCATCGGGATATACGGAATGGGGACCGTGTGCCGCAAGTTATGGCGGATCGGGAACGCCGCCCAAAACCTGCGTGACCGAATTAACGCATATCTATGGGGTGGGGGATAGCGCCCCGAAATTCACAATCGGACCCGCTACCAGCATTACAGCGGTCTATGTGTCATGCACTTATACAGGGACTTCCGGTATTGATAACGGTTCCGAGACTTCCTCTAACTCGACAAGCTCATCCATCTCTACCGGCGCGGGAGTGCATACAATCGCCAATTACGAAATGTCAGTGCCCGTTTATGGGGCGATGAATAGTTCCGTGACTTTGACTCTGCCAGCAGGATACACCCAAGAGGGCAATCAAGCCTATGCGCCCTACAATGAACAGATTTGGCTGGCCGATAAGGGACTTGGATTGGCAGGAACATCAACGGGAACGCTGACGGGGACTACCAGTGGAAACGTGGCCAGCAACGGCGGCGCACAGATAGCGTTGATTCCGCAGTGCATGGCAACGCCGACTGTCACAACAACTTCGACTACTACGGCGACTCCTACGGCAACAATGACCAGCACCACCACGACGACGGCTACAACTAGTTCGACTCCTACTACTAGTGCGACCACCACCAGCACGCCGACTGCAACCCCTACGTCCACGCCGGGATGCCCGCTTTCGATTATCAGCATCTCGCCCTTGGCTACTTCGTGTTGGCCGGTGTACGAGAACAGCGGAACGACAATTTACGATACGATTGATTCCAACGATGGGACCATATCGGGCAGCTATACTTACGAAGGCGGCACGCCGGGTAATCCCAATGGAGCGTACTGCACCCCGAATTTCCAAGTTGGCTGCAATATTTCGACGCCGCTCAATTACAGCACGGCATCGCCATTCAGTTTTATCGTAAAATTCGCGGGCACCAGCGGCGGAATCCTGCAATTCGGACAGCCTACGAATCCATCCACCCAAGGCGGCAGCCCCGAATATTACTTGCTGTTCTTGGATAACTACGGGCATCTCACCTTCGGGCAGAACAACTATGGGATGCAGATTGTCCTACAGTCTCCGTTGACCTATGCGGACGGGAATGCGCACATCGCCATGTTTACCAGCGGGTCCGCCGGGATGCGGCTCTATGTGGACGGAATGCTGGTTGCCAAGAATGGAACTACCTTGGCGAACTATGCGGCGGGCGGCTGGTTCTTTGGCGGCATCAATCCGGCTAATTGGCAACTCGGCCAAGGCAACAGTTACTTTAGCGGCACGTTGTACTACATGGCGTGGTGGAACGGTACGCAATTAAGTGATAGTGTCGCAGAGGCGGCAACATGGCAATGAGGAAATTCATAACTGCGCTGGCGATGGTGCTATTGAGCGTCACGCCCGCGTTAGCGTTTCAACCGCCGATTACCAATAATTACTGCACGGTGACGGGGACGATTGCGTCTCTCAACCAATTCACCGGATACGCCTATGCCAATCAGCGGGTGACATTCAATATCACGGCGACTGGCGCTCCCGCGTGTCCGGGGAATGCGAATCTTCCTATTGCGGCATCGTCGATGAGCTACCGGACGGACTCCACCGGGAATCTCCCCAGCAGTCCGGCAGTCCAACTTCCGCAGGGTGCGAATGGCGTTACCATGAGTATCGCGGATGGCCCGACTATCGCCCTTGCGACCATCCCTTGCCAGACTTCATGCCCCATCACGACTATCGTTCCGCCGTGGCCACTGCCGCCCGATGTGGTTACGGATGTGGCGGTCACGGGACCGTTGTTCGATGGAGTCACGGTGCAGAATCCCGCGCCGGGAACTTACGGAACGGCGACGATTGCGGCTCCCCCCAGTTATCCCGTGACTACCAGCGGACCGACACTGACGTTATATCTTGTCGATCATGGCAATCTTCAAGCAGTAACGCTCAATGGCAATGCAACGATTACGATAGCCGACTCTCAGGCGAACCCTACGGCGGCGCTCCCAGATGGCGCAGTAATCGACATTGCGACCATTGAAGGAGCGGCAGGCGGTTTTACTCCTACCTTTGCGGTTGCTTCCGGGGGTTTGGTTTGGAACGGAGGTGGCACCCAGCCAACGCCCAGCATCGTCGCTAATACATGGTCGATGTGGGAATTCTATGTGGTGGGAGGCACTACGGTAGGGACATTTATCGGCAGCAGCGGCGGCAATTCCTTCATGCCGCTGGTAGCCTACGGCATTCAAGATTACGGGTTGATCACGAATAGCGGCCTTGCCACGCCGAGCGCCCCGGCAGTCGCTAATGTCGGCACCACAGGCTCAACCAGCTACACCTATTTCGTTGCCTGCCACGATCCTAACGGCGGCATTACGGAACCTTCGGTAGCGGCGACTACCAGCACCGGCAACGCCACCTTGGACAGCACCAATTACAACCTGATTACCCCGGTAGCCGAAACGGGCTGTGTATCATGGGATGTTCTGAAAGGGAACACCTCGTTCAGCATTGGAACCATATCCACCCCGGCTGGTTCCCTCAAGGATACCGGACAAGCGACTTCCGCATATACTCCGCAGACCCATAACAATACGGCAGACTTGTATATGCCGACTGGCATCTTAACAGCCTTGAGTATCAATCTCACGAATCCATTGCCTCCATTGTCGGGGGGTACTGGACTAGCTCAAAATCCGACCATCGGTGAATTGCTCTACGGCTCCAATGCTTACGTTGCCGATCCGCAAGCCCCCACGGTAACTCCTGTTGGAATCTTGGGAAGCACTCCGTACAGCTATTTCATCGTATGCCGCAACGCCAATGGCAGGACGCTGGCATCATCCGCCGGGACCACAGTTACCGGCAATGCCACGCTATCGGGGTCCAACTACAACAAGATCGCATGGGTGGCTCCAAGCGGGGCGACTGGCGGTTGCGACGTATTGCGCAACAGCGTGAATGCTTCCGTAGCCTTGGCGACTACATCGCCTTACTTGGATACTGGCGGGGCAACAAGTGCATACACCCCGCCAGCCAGCAACACAACCGGACCGGGAGCCTACGCGGACCTTCCCGCGAATACTTCCACGATATCGACGCCGGGAGCGCCTACTATCACCAATGTTGGAACGGCGGGATCGACAACCGCCAGCTACTATATCGTTTGCCATGATTCCAATGGTGGCAGTACGGTCCCCTCAGCGGCGGGAACTACGACCACGGGCAACGCCGTCTTGGATGCGACCAATTACAATTCCATCGCATGGACATTCCCGACCGGAGCGGCTAATTGCGATGTCCTCAAGAACGATACCGCACACAGCCTAGTATTGGGGGCAACCAGCAGCCCGGTGTCGGATACCGGGCAGGGATTAGCGGCATACTCGACACCGCTTATCAACAATAGCGGCACGAAAGAATTCCTGTGCGAGACTGGTTCCGGCGGACAAGGCAACATCCCCGCATGGTGTCAGATCACGGCATCGGATATCGGTCCGCTACTCCCTACGGCGACAAGTACGCCAACCCCTGCGCCGACTACGTTGTCAGCGTTTCTAAGCTTTCCGGGGGTCACTTTTGCGAGCGTTATGAGTGTCAGCGCGGTAGATTTAGGCGGATGTTTTGCGCTGCCATTCCAACTTACCGTAGGGCATTTCACCTTTGAAGTAGCGCATGACGGGCAGACCGGGAAGGCTTACGATGTTGGGCTGTACAATAGCAGCGGCAATCTGCTTTTCCATACCGGCTCCGTCACTCCCATTACGGGGGGAGCTATTACGACAGCGGTATCGCCGTCCGTGGTATTGACGCCGGGGATGTACTGTACAGCAGCCGTGAGCAGCGAGACTGCCGCCACTGCGACGATTGATGTGATTGGCCTGCCGTTTGGACCGTGCGTTACGGGTACGGCATCGGGCTGTAGTGGCAGTTCATGCTCGCTTCCAGCTACACTTACATTTAATGCGACCAGCACCGGCTGTGCAAATGGAATCTCAATGGGGCTAGGGCCGTAGGAGAGGTATTGTGAAGAAACTAATTCTATTGACAATCGTGCTTGCCGTGTTGGGAGGGACGCATCAAGCGTTGGCAGACCCGACAGCTACGGCAACCGCCACCCCGGTTGGATTCATCATCAACCAATTCGGGATAGCGCAGCAGCCCGTGACGGTCCCTGCATGCAATGGGGGAATAGCGTATCAGCAAACGATCAAGGGTAACTACGCGAATCAGACTTGGGCGATAGAACCGGAGGGAACCAATATCCGCTGTACGCCCGGAGCGGTGGGGGCAACGGTTCCGTTAATCGCTCCCGATACGAATGTGGGATTTTTATATCCGAGTTACGTCATTACGCCAGTGGCGGCTTCTAGTAAGGGGCAGAACGGAGTGCAATTCTCGCAATTCTGTTGTGGCGTAGGTTCCTCTGTGTCGGTCAGCACTTATCAGGCACCATAAGGAGAATTTCAATGGCAAACCCACCGAACATAGCGATTTGCGCGGCCACCTGCTTCTACATGGACTTTGGAGACAGCGATGGGGGTATGCAGATCGACCGGACGCAGATTCTGGCCGACTTGGTCGATACTTCTGTAACGCCGACGCTGACAATAGACGGCCCCGATTCCGATTGTTTCAGTCTCGTCGGTAGTTCCCATATCACTCCGCTGACCACCAGCGATGTGCCGGGGCGGTTCACAGTTCAGTTTGTGTCGAATCGCAATGGACTGCACATGGCGCGGCTGCAAATAACGGTGAGCGGCGACCCGAATAGTCCGTACCAAATCGCGATGTGGGGGACGGGATCGGGGTTCTAATGCGACGGGCGGTAATAATTGCGCTGTTCGGGATTCTTGCGTCTGCACAAATCGCGGCGGCGCAGACCGAGATACAGCACACTACCTGCAACGACCCGGACGGCACCGGAAATACCTGCACGTTCAGCAGTCCATTGACCGTAGGGAATATCGTCGTAGGAGCCGTAGGTTTTGCTGGTGCGTCTGCCGATCCGACGATAACGGACGATGGAGCCAGCGGCGGCAATACTTACACGATGCGAGTCAATGCGGGTTTCTACATTCAATTCTGGACCGCGCCGATTACCAAGTCAGGGGCGCAGAATGTCACGTTAATTGACAGCAACGGCAATATAAGCTCGATGGTATTGAAGGAAATAGCGGGCCTGAGTACGACTCAAGACGGCGCTTCTTCCAGCCACACTAACGGGAGTACCAGCTATACCTGCGCCAATTTTACAACCGCCCACGCGAAAGATTGGGTATTCTGTCTGAGCGGTGCCGGGACTGCTACATTGTCCACTGGTCCGACTGACAACGGTCCTAGCGCGTCAAGTTGGGATGGTCTTGTGAGCATTCTAACTAACCCCTCAGTGTGGGTGTCCAATGAGGCGGACACTTCAGTTGGCACTTATGGGGCGACTGGAACCGGCACAGGGATGAGCGGGCGGTCGCTTACACTGGCGCTGGAATCGTCGCCTACACCGACAGCTACGACAACCGCCACCCCCTCACCGACCGCAACTGCTTGTGGACTGGTAGAAGACATAGGCAGCAATTCCATCAACTCATTCCAGACTTCCGCGCCGTTTGGCATCACCTTGCCGAGCGGGAACCCCTTGCCGAGCGGTAATCCGCCTCTGCCAACCGTGCTGGCGACTCCAGTATCCGGGCGTACATTTCCGGTAACTCTAGGAGACTTGATTACGGTTCAATCCTGCACGTTCAACCTTGATAACTGGCCGGTGTATGTGCAAGACTACTGCGGCAACACTTTCACGCCGCCGCCCTTCAATGGCACCGATGGCTCTACCGAAGGCTCTTATATAGCGGTTGCCCGCGTCACTAATCCATCCTGTACAAATGATTATGTGGTGGTGGGACCGACAGCCGACTACTGTACTGGTGTAGGTTCTCCTTATAGCTGTTGCACTGGAAACGGGACCGGCTGCACTTGTGGAACCGGCTCAGGCGGTTGCATTCCGATCTGGGGCATTACGGGCCAAGTATGGAGTCAGGCGTGCAAGGGGCCGAATGTTTGTTCACTCACTGGAATAAACACCATTACCGGGAGCAGCCCAACGCCGGGAACCTCAAGCGGCATTTTCCTCAATGTGCCGGATGCGGGGCAGCCGGTTATAGGACTAAACTGCTTTTCCAGTTTGTCGTTGGGCGAGCCTGCTTTGGAGGCCAGCGCGATATTCACACAGGCTACTTATGTGCCGCCAACTTCGGTGGATAACAACACCTCTCCGCTATGGTCGCTGGACGATTCCAGCAACGCTCAATGGCACTTCGACTACGGGACGCAGCGATGTACGGGAGCGGGTGTTCCCTATGCGTGCTGCACCGGCCTGAAAGCTGGCTGTGAGACATCCAGCCACCTAACCTCATGGGCATGGGCGGCTGGTTACAGCAGCGCAGCGGCATCTCCTAATTGCGTCATGGAAGTCACTCCGACTCCCACAACTTCTCCCACGCCGACTACCACCCCAAGCCCGACTACTACGGCTACGCCTACCGCCACCACCTCAGCAACTCCGACAATGGCGACGCCGACAGTGACAAAGACGCCTTCTCCGACAATCACGGCGACCGCGACCACTACGGCAACGCCGACGCGGACAACGACGCCCAGTCCTACGGTGACGCCGACAATCACGCCGATTATCGTGCCGACGCCGACGCCTACGGTGGGAGCCAATACCTGCGCCCTAGTACAGCGGCTTGCGGAGCCAGCGGCTACGCCGGGAACGGTTGTATTTCCTGAGAACGGTAACGCCTATCAGGTATTTGCGGGAGATGAGTTACTTGTTCACTTTGCGGGGGTCGATCCTAGCGGCTCTGAACGTTTCAGCATGACTGACAGTCTTCTTAATTCCTATATTTGTTTAAGGTTAGATGGGTTCACTGGACCGTTGTACACAATGGGCCAGTACGCTTGTTTCAGCAATGGCGGCTCTATCGCATCGGGGCAGGACAAATTGACGCTGACCGTCACTGGCGGCCCTATTACCATTTACCCCGTATTTTACGAAGTCCAGCATTTGAACTTAACTATTGAAGGAACCGGGCAACCTACGAATATTAGCAATAACTTCAACATCACGTCGCTGCCGATACCGTTCATACATATCAATGATTTCTTCCTGAGCGGCGCATTCGTGCGGAATAACGGGCAAGGTGTAGTCGGTTGTTATTCCATCAACAATGGATGGCATACCATAGGAGCGCTCTCGAATGACCAAACCGAGGGTTTTTGCAGTTCTTACGGCAGGGAATTGAACGGGCCGGGCAAGTCAACGTCTTACGATCTGGTATTTTCTACACCGGGCCAAATAACTGACGCATCGGCGGCTGGTGGCTATGCGCTTACTTGCGGTGAACCGCAACCGCCGCATCGGTGCAGTCCGGCAATCGGGACGCCGGGATTCAACGGAGGCGATTTCGGGCGCTGTGGCCCGCTATGAGGTAAGGGCAGATGGCTGACGAAGGCACATTGCAGGTAAAAACGCCGTGGGGCTCGCTGAGCGGCGGCACGGTCGGGGTGGTCATACTGGCGCTGATCATCATAATCGGTGCAGGCGGATTCCTGACGGTTCGAAATCTCGATGCTGAAATCGAGCTAAATGGCAGTCAGATTGCGGACAACACGAAAGCCATAAATGAGCATGACAGGCATACGGTCGAACAGACCAACGCTCTCAATAGCTTCGCCAAAGAAATCAAGATGGGCTTCCAAAACATGACTTCGGCACAATGGACGGCTATGCGAGTCGCCGCGCAGCAATGCGTCAATCAGGCCAAGACGGAAGAAGCCCGCGATAAGTGCTGGGATGCAATGACGCCCAAGGAAGGCGACACTGGCGGCAAAGATGGGCAATTCGCCGGACAATAATAAGCTCGCGGCCCTTGACGAAAAGATGGGCTTGCGCTTCCAGTGCGAGAAAGAGGCGCGGGAGGCGATGGAGAAAATCATCGCTCACCGGCTGGCCAGCCTTGAGCGCAACGTAGCTTCTACTGTCTCCCGCACCGAATTACTGCTAGCCTTGGGAACGATGACGGCAATCATGGTACTTGTTCTCAGCATCGTGAAGGGTCTATGACAAAGTGGAAATGGCGCTGCATGGAGTGCGGCTCCGAGACAGAGACGGACGCCGGGAAGACCCCGCTAGGCACCCCCCCATTTCAAGCCCAACTGCGGCTATCCGTCCCAGCAATGCCAAGGCGATGCGTGGTGGAAGGTGGAGGATAAGAGTTAAGCACCGTGGACATTTACGCCTACATCACGAATTGGGAAGGAGTGCGGCTCAAGCCGTACTGCGATGAATGCGGGCAGCCCATCGTCTGGCGTGGCGCTGCTGGCTGGACGTGCAAATGTAAGCCGAGCGCCAACATCTCGCCCAGTATCACAATAGGACGGGGGCGGGACCTTTCCGTAGTCGGTCTGTACTCCGGGGAAGACGTAATGATGCAGCGCAATGACGTGGCTGAGCGCCTAGCGGAACTGCCCAAGCGGTACGACTGGTTCAACCAGATGCAGGCTGACGGCGAGATGATGCGGGCCTACGCGATTGTGGACTTGTCGTTCAACTGCGGCGTCGGCGCGGTTGGAGAATTCCACGATATGATCGCGGCCATCCAGCGCAAGGATTGGCGGGCAGCGGCTAAGGCCATGCTGGATAGCGCGTTCGCCCGCGAACGGCTGGACCGGGCATCGGCGGATGCCAGCCTGCTTGAAAATGGCGAATGGCCTAGCTTGTAAAAAATAGGGGCCAGTGACGGGCAGACATTTACGTCACCAGCCCCCTGACGCCGTTCTGGGGGTGAGAAACGGCATCAATAATGGCCGGAGAAAGCCGACGGGCAGTCATACCCGCCGGGTCCCCGAACCTCTCTGAGCTAATTACGCGCCCTTCGTTACGTCGATGGCGGCAACGCCCATTCCGGCCTGATTGACCAGAATCGCGCTGGTCAACAACTGAGCGGTCAACACGGTAGGTCC